TTTTGTAAAACCATCTATAGCAACCAAATCAGGAGGAGCTGGATAGTTTTGACCTTGATAAGTAACCTCAATATAATCAAGAGAACTTAATCTATCAACTTCTACAATATCAGGTAAGTTTGGAATGACTTTTAGAGTTCTATCAGATGGATAATCAAATCCTATGTTAGTTAACTTAGTTCCAGTTATTTGACCTATGGATGATGTCTGAGCAACTAATACAGCACCACTTCCTATTCCAGATCTAACTGTTGAACCAACAGAAACACCAGTAATTGTAGGTGGTATTTTATAATTTTGTCCACCACTCTTTAATCTAAAATCAACTACTGGACCTTGAGCAGATTTAGATGTTGTATTGTAATTTAAATCAGCAACAGTTGGTTCATATTGTGAAACATCAGGAGTAAATGGGATATTATATGTAAAACTTGTAGTTCCTATGCCTGCAATTTGATAGTTACCATCATAAAATGTTGGTTGTACATTAATTTGATTAAATTGAGAAACTGTAGTGTCAATTATAATCTCATTTTTAATAGCACTGATTCTATCAATATTATCAGGATTGAATTTATAGAATAATAAAGATGGAATATCATCAGTTATTGATAATGTTACTATTGCATCAGAATCAATACCTATTCTACCTGAAGACTGAACTTCATAAGCATCATTTTGTTGTGTGGTTATAAATTCATCTTTATACTCTTTATCTTTAAAGAATTCTAGTTTAAATGCAGAGTAAGTTACTCCATCATCAATAAATGATAGTGATGAATCAGAAACATCAAATTTAAGTTGTTGATTTTTCCTAAGAAGTAAAGGTGGATTAACTTTAGATAAAGTACCAGCACTGGCACTTGTTATAATCACATAATTAGGACTACCTGATTGTATTTCAACTCTTTCTTCAACTAATCTTATATTTGTTTCATCATAGAAGGTGACAAAGTACATTTTTTCATTCACCAATCCACCTGCAGGTGATGATGCTGTGTAAATTACTTTATCTCCAAGGTTGAATGCACCTTCTGCCACTCTGATAGTGTTCAATGATAAATCAATGTCACCAGCAACAAAATCTTGAGGATCAAAAACTATTCTTCTATTAAATTCATTATATTTAACTTCTACAGTTTTTATATTTGTTGGTTTTACTGTAACAAATACAGTATCTTTTCTAGTTAATTGATGAGTTGATGCTGTTGATACAGTTACAACATTTTGTGTTACTTTTCCATTAATAACATCAGTAAATCTTGTTTTTAAACTATGTGTATCACCAACACCAGTGTTGACAAAATATAAAGTTGATGGAACTGCAGTGCTGTTAACACCAACATAAAAACCATCTGAATCACTACCCAAACCAACTCTACCTGTTGCTAAACCTATAGTGTTCTCAGATGTAGGAACAGCAAATAAATTAGAGAATGTATCTAAATTGACATAAGGATTACCAGCAACTCCTGTCCATACTAAAATAGGAGTTCCACCATTTGCTTTATAAACAACCTCATCATTTAATTTGAAATCATGCTCTTGGAACCAGAAATTCTGTGTAGGAATAAATGCTTGTGTTATTCCTGTTGATACAACATTAGCAAAGCTAATTGTAGTTCCTATACCAACTCCTCTTGCAGTTCCTGTTCCAACTACATTAATGGGATCAAAATAAACCTCTTTGTTTAATCTGAAGTTTTTAGTTGTTGAAATACCTATACGTGGATTAAAGAAGAATCTTCTAGGATCTTCATAAAAAATAGCTGTATTAGTATGAACACCTGCTGTAGTTCCATCAACTGCTCTCAATATACGAAGTTGTCCTGTTTCAGGTAAAATATTTAAAACTTTTACCCTTTCTTGATCAATTGCTAAAATATCATTTGCTACTACATTTGAACTATCCAAAATAGCATTGACATCAACAAATTCAACTCCACCTTGAGCAACCATATCACTACTCAATTGAATAGCTTCACTAGAGACACCTACAGAGTATCCAGCAGAAAATCCTGCAACATCAGTAGATAAACCACTTATTCTAATAATATCTCCATTAATTAAATTATGAGGTCTAGTAGTAATACCAGAAAAAGAACTTGATGATCTAGAAGGTACAAATTCAACATTAGAAATACTAGTGGTAGCAAGACTAATTGTATGAATTTTTTGACCACCAACCATTTTTACTAATGCTTGTGCTTTTTCACCACCAGTTCCTGTGTTATCAAAAACAACCTCATCATCTACTTTGTAATTTGTTCCACCTGTGGTAATTCCTATCTTATTAACTTCACCTAGAGTAACTTCACTAATTTCTAATGTTTGTTTTCTTACATCATTAGAATTGAAGATATAATCATATCCACTTCTTGCAGAGTTAGTATGATAGTCTCTTGTATTTCTTACCCAACCAGCACTGATGATATCATATTTGGATTGAATAGAATTAATACTCAAATTAAAGGAGTTAGGTTTAGATTTATAAGTTGCTCCTATGAAGTAAGGAAATGCTGGTCTTCTAAATCCTTCAAAAGGACCTGTAGCATCATTTTGTGCACTAATTGTAGCATGATAAGCATAGATTCCTTTTGGATAATCTGGAGTTATTGCAAATCTACCATTATGTTCATCTAAGTCACCATTTCCAATAAACTGATAATCCTCTGTAAAGAATCCAGCTGGATATAGAGAAAGTGGTGGTCTATTAGTTTCATTTGGTTTTAATTCATAACCAGACTTCATTTCAACTATAGAACCACTACCATCAGTGTTAGTAAATGCATATGGTCCATATATTGGGTGTCCATCATGTGCCCAACCAAGAATTGGTGAGTGATTGACACTAGACACCTCAACACCTGATTCTGCATCTCTGACAAGATCTGGGGTGCCATACAGAGTATTATCCTCTGCCTCTCCAGATATAGCATATGTTGCCTCTCTTAATGGACGAGGTGCATAGAGATGACCATATTCCAGAGATGTATGATCTGCATTTTCCTCTACTACACCATCATCACTTCCTATGTTTATTAAATTCCTTTCAAATAAATTTACTTGCCATGCATGAATTTGTGCTTCTATTTGAGCAGTTAAACCTGGTGCTTTAATAACAATCTCAGTTTCACCATCTACATAACCTGCACCACCTTTAATAACCTTAATTTCATTAATTCTTCCAGTGTCAGGATCTGTTATAGGAGTTAGTTGTGCATAATTTCCTGTTGGACTATTAATAGTAACATCAGGTGGTGCCCAATAATTTCTACCTGCATTTTGAAGTAAAATACTATCAATTTTACCATTATTAATTACTGCTTTTGCTTGTCCTGATTCACCATTTTCAAAAGTAATAACAGGTTGTCTATTAAAATTAATTATTTCTGAAGCACCATAACCAACACCTGCTTCAGTTAAATCTACAGAGGTTACTTGTCCTCTTACTATTGGAGCTAAAACTGCATTAAAATCTTGTCCTCCAGCTCTGGTAGAAACACCAATAGTTCCTTCAACAGTGACAGTAATTGGTTGATAGTTAAACGATCCACCACCTGTCTTTGTTATTTTAGAGAATACCCTATTATTGTAATAGTAATCAACACCAGTAGATCCAATTCCAACTTCAGATAGTGCAAATTCATCATTACTTAATTTTGCAACATAGTAATCTTTATTCTCTGCTAATCCAGTAACTGAATCACCTGTTGTGGGTGCAGTATATCTAACTATCTCTTTATTAGAATATCCATGATTTTTAATGTTAATAGAATTTGTAGCAGTTATAATACCTGCAGATCCAATTGTTCTCTTCTTATTTTGATAACCACTACCAGGATCTAAAACAGTTACACTGGAAACCACTCTCTTTACTTCAAATGCTTGTATAAACTGTCTTCCTACACCATAAGATGTAATATCAATAGGATCAGTTCCACTTATAGCATCATCTTCTTTATTGTGAAGTTTAATTTTAAAGTTATCTACAACTGAAACAAAGTATGAAGAACCAGTATCCATACCACCAACATTAGTTTGGCCACCATTATCATAAACTACTCTTTCAGCATCTCTAAATTTATGGAAAGTAGTGAATCCAATAGTATCATTTGACAAGTTAATACCATTACTTCCAGCAGACTCTTCTCCACTATTAAAAGGTAGTCTATGATTAACTGCAACCATATTCACTTCTGCTGAAGCTACTGAAGTAGGATTACCTCCACTTATGGTAACAGTTGGAGTATCAATATAATCATATCCTGGATCAACTACATCTATTCTCTCAAACAAACCTTCAGTGGCAACAGTTCCAGTTGCTCCAGTACCAACAGTATCATTTACAACTATTAAAGGAGGATTTACAACATCATAATTGTAACCACCTCTTTTAACTTGGAATGATAATACATCTCCATAGTAAATAGTGCTATTTTGAGACTTATAGTTTAAAACCTCAACACCATTATTAAGTATTCCAGTATGACCTGGTTCAGTTTCATAAATTCCACTCTTATTGTCAGGTGGAAGTATTTGTCTAACTAACTCCTGAGGTTCTAGTCTCTTTTGATAAAAGTCAAAGTATATAAATTCATTATCAGTAACATCACCAGTGAATTCAACATACCTATCAAAATATAAATCACCTTTACTACGTGACATTTTGATATTATTAGCATCTATTCTCCTTACATAATAAACACCATCATCTAAACTGTTAAATCTACTTTCAACTGGTGCATTAACTGCTATACCATCAGCAGTTATACTCTGAACATTGGTTATACCAGCTTTATAATAAATTGCATCACCTGTATAGAATCCATGATCAGTTGTGGTGGTTAAAGGTATGGTTTCAACACTAACTAACCTACCAGTAAAGGTAATTTTTCTATCATATGGGTTAGTTTCCTTATTTGCATAGTTAGGAAGTGAATTAGTTGCAACTAAAACATCCTTTGTGTCAGTTAAAATATAGCTATTTTGAATATTTGCAATAAAATCATTCAAATATGGATATTTTGAAGAATTTCCCTTTAAAATCTGATTTTCAAATGTCCAAGTTCTTTGTAATGAGATAACATCTGATAATAATACCTCAAAAGACCTATCAGAAGTGATTTGAGACACTGTTCCAGTGACTACTACTGGAATTGAGTCACCACTTGTTAGAATGATATCATGTCCTATTCTTAAATAATGCTCATCAAAGGTAATAAGTGTATATTTTCTCTGTTCTTCATCAATAATTTCAATTTCAGCAATTTGCCAGTTAGTTTTGATGTTATGAATGAAATTTGATGCTTTTTCAATCTTGGATTCTACTCCCAATGACTGTAATTTGATAATATCACCAACTTCATATGAATTATTTGGTTCTTTGAACTCAATATCCTGTAAAGCAGCACCTATTCTAACCTTTATCTGATCATCAGTATTAATTCCAACAAAAGCAAAGGAAAAATCATCAAATCTTACATCAGTAGCAACCTTAAAGGTGTTATTGATGCCTGTAATGTTGTAAAATTGGTTTATAGACTTACCAGTATATGCTAAAGCCACTGGATTATCATCAACATCCTTAATAATCAACTTTCCTGTCTCTGGAAAGTCCAAAGTTGAGTCTACATCAAGAATTGTTCCACCAATACTAATGGGATTTGTGATTTTGGTCTTTGGATTTACCTTAAATTCATTAAAAATAGTCCCTTTTACACTAATATCTCTAGAAAAACCAGAATCAATGCTTATTTGGTAGTACTGACCCTCACCATACAGTATAGGAACTACATTAGTTACAGTACCTCTTGCTCCAGTTGAGCTTTGATTGAGTGTAAGGTTGGTTAATTGCTGTGGATCACCACTAATAGACTCAACTATGAAGTCTTTTGTGATCTTATAGTCAGCGTTTGATGGACGAAATAGGTATTTGTCTGGATGAACTACTTCTACATCAGCAGCATATAGTGCTTTGAAGAGTATTTCAAAAGCATTATCTGTTCCTTTAGCACTATAGAAGCTTTCATTATTGAAAATAAAGTTCCTTTGGTCAATATTTGGTGCAAAAGGTCTATCTGTAAACCCTGGTGCAAACTGAGTTTTGACTTTTTTAAAGAATTCTTGTAAAAATAGTATATTTAAGTTCTCTATTCTAGCACCATCAGTGTGTGCAACACCTACTGAAGAGGAAAATACTAGCTTATCTGGTGTATTTGTCCCAATGTAACTTGTAATGCCACTGAAACCCCTTGTACACCCCTCAAAATTGCCATCTGTCTTTGTCTCATAGAATATAATTTCATCATCTATCTTAATTAATCCATTTCTATCAGGAAAACCTACTGTAAAATTACCTGCAGCTTGTGTTTTTATAGTAGTTGCTGTTTGAGAAAGGTCTTCACTTAAGATAGCATCTGTTTTTAGTCCATATAACTCATCTACTTTTACATATCTGTCAAGATTCTGTATCAAATCATAAGTTCCACCAGGAATTTCTTGAGAAACATAATAAGATTTCAAGAAATCAGGTAGAAGAGGAAAATCATCACGCACAAAACGTGGCACTTGATTTTCAATTATATCTTGAAATTTGATCTTAGTTTCTATTGTCATTATTGTGACTTAGTATTAGTATCCTGATCCAGATCCACCAGAGGTTGGTGTACTAGGTGTTGTTACTGCTGGAACTGTAGTAGTAGTGTTTCCACCAGATCCTACTGTAGTTATGGTACTAGATGTAGTGGTTGACACATTAATTGTTCCTTCTGAAGTTCCTGCAATATGAGGAGTACCTCTCACTAATGATCCATTAGAATAACTTGAAGTTACCTTATAACTTGACCCTGATGTGTTAGTTCCAGAGGATATTTCATCAGGAATCATAGTAACAGTGCTATTACTAGTATCTAGCTGCAAATAAAGATCCTGTAATCCAATAACATCATTGGAAAAAGGGCAAGTTGAGATTTGAATTAGAGGAACTTCTGCTCCAGGAACACCTCTAGTCAATTTTGTAGAGATAATATTGATAGGATTCAACTTAATCTCCCCATGTATGTAGTCAATTATACCAATTCCTTTCTTTACTACCACTGGTTGGGTAGGAGCAACTAGTTTAAACAAGAAAACAGACCCAGTTTTCATATCAGAATTGGGAATATCCCCAAAATATACACAATCACTAATACCACTTACAAAGAAACCTGATGATTTAATGTTATAACCATTAGTATTCTTTATATGAAACTGATTTCCAAAACAAATTTCATATTCTCCAAAAGTATTTAAGCTAGGTTCCATATCCCTTCTCATAAACACTGTTGTTATGTTGGATGTAATGGCAGCCTCACTGTTATCAATGACTCCTAAGAACTTACTATACTTAAATCTAGCACCAAATTTATTTAATTGAGTAGAATCAGAGTATTTTACAAGATTATCCAACACTACATTCTTAACTCCCTCTGGAGATGATGCTTTACTTGTATCATAATATACAGTTGACTCAGTTTCTACATACAAATACTTCAAATCTAGTATTTCTGTGATAATTCCTGCACAAGAATACTTACGTAACTCTCTATTAATGTTTTCTTTGACTGCTCTGGATAAAAATACACCATTATATGGTTTAACACTG